GTTAGCGAGGAGGTTTAATATGAGTGTAAATAAAAAAACCGCTAAAACATCATCACCTGCAGAACATGAGTACCCAATAGTAGAGCTAATCATTAATTGTGAAGCTCTCACTGGGTACAAAAAAGAAGTTGCACAAGGAGCTTTATTTGATTGCAAAAAAGAGAAAATGACTAAAAAAGAATTTCAAACCAAGGTAAAAGAATTTTTAAAAAAGAAAGTAAATCAATCACATAAGAAGGAGGTTAAATAATGGCTAGCGGAAAATGGTCAGAAACCGACAGACCTATAAGACCTGGGTTTTACAACAGATTTAAAGCTGCAGCACTTGCGAGGATACAGATGGGCAAACGTGGAATTGTTGCAATGCCGGTAAAGGCTAACTGGGGCCCAGCAAAAGAGGTCGTTCAAATTACATCCGAAAAAGATCTTATCGATAATTTTGGCAATGACATGAATTATTCAGCATATAAACTAGGTCGACTTGCACTGCTTGGTCAACCTAAAGAATTATTATTATACAGAATGGTAGATGGCACTGAAAAACCAGGCACATTAACATTAAAGGCACTTATAGAATCCACTGAAACCGACGCAATAAAACTTGATACTAAATACCCTTCATCTAGACCTTTTAAAATATCAGTAGCACCTAATATTGTAGATGATACAACAACTGACATCTCTTTATACGAAGGGACAAAACTTATATATGTATTCAAAGGTTTGTCTGGAACCCCAAATGAAATTACAGCAGCTATAAATGAAGATGAAGGCAATAAGTGGCTTAAAGCAACTTCTTTGCTTACGGACCATTCAAATCCAATAACCCCAACTAGTATTGCAGCTACAAACATGACTGGTGGAAATGCTGGAGTATCTGGCATAACATCAGAACATTATGTTGAAGCAATGACAGCTTTTGAAGGTAGAAAATTCAATGGATTTACTCTTGATGGAGTAACAGACCCAGCCATACACACAACTGTAAGAGGATGGGTAGAAAGAAACAGGGATAATGGTAAGAAAATAAGGGCTTATCTAGGAGGAACCTCAGAAGAAACAATTACAGAAGCAAACAACAGGTCTAAGAGCATAAATTACGAAGGTATTATTAATGTTGGAGCAACAGGTGGGATACTTGACGGAATTGAATATACTCCAGCAGAAACCGCAGTATATATTTGTGCATTAGGGGAAGGTCAAAGCATGAAAGAGTGCTTATGCAACCAAACAACAGTATTCCAAGATGTTACTAAGCATTTGAGTAATGAAGAAATAGAGGAAGCTCTGCTCTCTGGAACGTTGATATTAAGATATGATGACGGAGCAGTAATTATAGAAGACGATGTAAACACACTCAAGAGCTATGGACAAGACCAGAATGAAATTTGGGGATACTTAAGAGCTATCAGATTTATGGATATGGTAGACGAGGATACATCTTTTACTGGCAACAGACAATACGTTGGAAAGGTTTTAAACGGAAGAACAGGCCAACTTGCTGTACTAACAGCACTTAAGGCATACTTTGAAACCCTACAAGGGGAGCTTATAGAAGATTTCACAGTAGCAATAGATGAGGAACTTCAAAAGAATGCTGCAAACGATGAGTTCTTCTGGATGTGGGATGCTAAATACATCAATGTCATGAAGAAGATCATGGGTACTGGTTATATTAGATAAAAAGGAGGAATGAAGCATGTCATTTAATCCAGATAGAGCCTTTTATGGCTCTTTTTCTAAATTATTAATGGACGGAGAATGGCAAACTAATGCCAATCACGTAGAGGCAAGAGTTGAAATGTCTAAGGGAGAATTAGACGTAATAGGAGACAACTGGACCAGATATAAAAAAGGACAATTAAAAGGTTCTGGTACTTTCTCTGGTTACAAAGTTACTTCTAAAATGATTGAGCAAGGTTTTGAAAGGTTTGAGCTGATTGTATCATTAGAAGATCCAGAGGCTTATGGTCACGAAAGAGTAAGGCTTAAAAATTGTATGGCCGATAGTATTCAATTAGCAAATGTAACAAGCGGAGAAATCATCGAAGAAGAAACTCCGTTTACATTTGAGGGCTATGAATTATTAGATGCAGTTACTGCAGAATAAGAAAGGAGAATGAGTGATGTTAGAAAATAAGGGAAAAGATTTAAAAACTCAAGAAGAAGTTGAAATGGCAGAAGAGGATATCATTAATAAACTTATGGAGCCTACAGATGTACCAGAAAAAACTTACAAAATAGAAAGATTAGGAATAACAGTAACGTTGAAAGGTTTAAGCGAAAGGGAAATACAAAGAATAAGAAAGGAATGCACAACAGAAAGAAAACATAGAGGACAGAGGATCAAAGAACTTAATGAGGAAGAATTTAATGCAGCTCTAATAGAAAAAGCCACCGTAAAACCAAATTGGAGCGATAAAAGACTACTGGACAAACTTTCACTTTCTTCCGGAAGAGAAGTAATAAAAAGGAAATTATTAGCAGGAGAAATGGTAGCTCTAGGAGATAAAGTTATGGAGCTTTCTGGATTTGATGATGATCTTGAAGAGGTAAAAAACTAATAGGTCGGGGTTCTTTCGTTACACATCTTTACAACTTGTTTGTAAAGCATAACATGGATCCCGACTTTGTCATGTCTAGAAGCGATATGGGAAGAAAACTTCTTTTTGCCTTTTCAGAGTATGAAGCTGAGCAAGAGAAAAAAGCTAGAGAAAAAACTGAAAGAGAAAGAAAAAAAGGTAAGAGGGGAGGGAGATAATTGGCTGAACAAGAAATCTATCGCTTAGAAGTCAACGTTGGAATAAGTGGAGACGAAAGAACCAGGAGAAGGCTCTCCGCTATGGACAGATATGCTGAAAGAAGCGAAAGAAGAATGAGGCAGTTGGACAGGATGGAAGCAAGTCCGGCTGTAAGGCTTGAAGATAGATTATCCTCCCCACTTAATAAAGTTGAAAGCAGGATAGGTGCATTTGCTAAAAGGGCAGTAAAGAAATTTGCCGCAGTTGCTACCGCTGGTGCTGTGCTATTAGGTGGCTTTGGGCTAGGTTCCACGATGCAAACCTACATGGAGTTTGAACAAGGAATGAAAAATGTGCAGGCCACAACAATGGCTACGGAAGCTGAAATGGTCAAACTCACTGATACAGCTAGAAATCTTGGAGCTACAACTATTTTCACTGCCAAAGAAGCAAGCGATGGAATGAACTACTTGGCCATGGCAGGCTTTGAAACCAATGAAATCATAGAGGCAATGCCAGGGCTTTTAGATTTAGCTGCAGCAAGTGGATCTGACTTGGCGGTTACATCGGATATAGTAAGTGATGCCTTGACAGCGTTCAATATGACTGCCAAAGATACAACTCACCTTGCCGATATAATGGCTAAGGCTAGCTCATCAGCAAATACGAATGTAGAACTCTTGGGCGAGTCTTTTAAATATGCTGCAGCTCCTGCAACTGCTTTTGGAATGTCTGCAGAAGAAACAACTGCTGTGCTTGCTAAAATGGCTGATGCAGGAATAAAGGGCTCTATGGCAGGTACTGCACTTAGAGGTGCATTGACAAGACTATCAAAACCTCCTAAAGAAGCAGCTAAATGGCTAGACAAACTAGGAGTTTCTATCGCTGGTACCGATGGCAAAATAAGACCTTTCAACGATATACTAGGAGACATGAGAAGCTCCATGAAAGACCTAACTCAGGAGCAACGACAACAAGCTATAGCCAGCATTTTTGGACAAGAAGCTATGTCTGGTATGCTTGCGGTGTTAAACACCAGCACGAAAGATTTTGACTCATACGTTGAAAGTCTTAAAAACGCAGAAGGTGCAGCCCAAAAAATGGCTAATATAAAAATGGATAGTTTAAGTGGTCAATTTGAAATTCTTAAATCTGCAATTAACAATGTAAAACTAGAGTTAGGAGACAGACTAGCTCCTTATACCAAAGATTTTGTTCAATGGGCCATAGATAATCTTCCTAATGTTGCAGATAAAATAGTTGAAATTGTAGACAAAACTATTGAATTTGGCACTAAGACATATCCGTATGTTTTAAGTTTTATAAATCTATTAAAAGAAATGTCTCCACTTTTGGCTGGAATCAGTGCAGCATTACTCACTTTGAAAGTAGGAAGTATAATAATTGGATTGGCTGGAGCATTTTCAACGTTAACAGGAGCTATAGCTGTAGTTACTACTGGAGCAGCTGCAGCCACACCTGCTGTTACATCCTTGGCTTCAACTATAACCTTTCTAACTGGACCAGTTGGAATGATAGCATTAGCAATAGGCGCCCTAGTAGCTATAGGAGTTCTCCTATGGAAGAACTGGGACACCATAAAAGAAAAAGCCGGACAATTAGCTGAGTGGCTAGGAGATAAGTGGAACAGCATAAAAGAGTGGACCTCTAATGCATGGGATAATGTAAAAAATACGGTATCGGACAAATGGAACAGTCTAAAAGAAACTGTCACAGGTATAGGGCCAGCTATAAAAGATGGTGTATTGAATACCTGGGATAAAGTAAAGACTGGAACAGCTAATAAGTGGGATAGTATTAAATCCACTGTGTCTGATGGTATTACCAAGGCAAAAGAAATAGTAACAAGTGTAATATCCAACCTTCCAAGTCATACTATAGAATCATTTACGAAGATGAAGGACGGAATACTCTCTGTCTTTGAAGGAATTAAAAATATCTTTAGTGGATACTGGAAGATCATTAAAAATATCTTTAT